TGAGTGTTTTAACAACAAACTTTTAGGAGACTAAAATGGCATTTACAAAAACGTCAAACTATAATAATTTGCCTAACGGTAACTTTAGTCCGATTATTTATAGTCAAAAAGTCCAAAAGTTTTTCAGAACAGCATCCGTAGCAGAAGCACTTACAAACACTGACTACGCAGGCGAAATTGAAAACTTTGGCGATACAGTGAATATCATCAAAGAACCCGTAGTTTCTGTTAGCTCATATACTAGAGGTGCAGTAGTGCCCATCCAAGATATACAGGATGACCAACTGCAACTGACAGTAGACCAAGCAAATACATTTGCATTTAAAGTAGATGACATCGAAGAAAGACATTCTCATATTAATTTTGAGTCTGTGTCTACTTCTTCTGGTGCATACGCTTTAAAAAATGCATATGACGCAAATATTATTGCGGCAATGTTTGCAGGGCCTAGCAGTAGCTCCCCAGACCATGTAATTGGTTCTGACGGTTCTGGAGTTGATACAGGATTTGGTTCTAGTGAGATAGACCCAGTTGACATAATTTCTAAACACGGAAAACTATTAAATCTTCAAGACGTACCAGAAGAAAATAGATGGTTTTTAGGTTCACCAGAATTTTATGAACAAATGGGACAAGCTAGTTCAAAATTGATGAGCGATACTACTGGTAATGCAACACCATTAAGAAATGGTAAAGTATACAGTGGTAAAGTAATGAACATGGAATTATATATGACAAATAACTTTGCGGCAAGTTCAACATCGAACTACTTCAAAGTATTATCTGGACATATGTCTTCCACTGCAACAGCTAATCACATTGCAAAAATCGAAGTTATTAGAGACACTGATTCATTCTCTGATGTCGTAAGAGGTTTGCATGTGTTTGGTAGAAAAGTATTGAGAGATACTGCTCTAGTTGCAGAACACTTATTAATAGATTAGGAGGACTAAATGGCTAATTATAATGTAACTGGGTCAGGCGGAACTACTGGTCACCCATCGAGAGTAAGAAGACCTTACCTAATAGAGAACACTATTAATGTAGCAGAAGTTAATGGCGACTCTGGAGCGGCACAAAATGACATCCTTAGATGTTTAGACGTTCCTGCAGAAACTGTTGTACTTCACGCTAGCATGGAAATTTTAACTCAATTTTCAAACAGTGTAACTTTAGACTTAGGTATGACTCAAGTATCTGGTAACCCTGCAACAGACGTTGACGTATTCGTTGACGGAGATGCAAAGGAAATTGGGTACTCGGCTATGACTGCAACTGCAAGACCAACATTCGCAGTAGCTGGAACTATTGATATTAAAGTTCTAGATGCGGCGGCGGCGGCAGGTAAAGTTAGAGTCTGGGCAATCTTATGTGATGTTTCTGGAGTTGACGAAACTGACAGAAATACAGATTCACAGCACGATACGGCTGTATAATATTACTGGGGGCCTTAACGGCCCCCTTTACAATTTAAATATATGATTAAAGTATTTATGGCAATAATAATAACTTCGATGCCAAATTGGCCATCGGTAAAGTATCAAGGATATTTGTATCCTGATATGGAAACATGCTTATCATTTACTGAGATGTATGTAGAAGATTTTAAAAGCTACGCAAGAAGTCAAGGAGATACTGACGCACATTTTAATTCTATATGTTTTGAAGTAGATGCATATCCAATAAAAGGATTTGAAAACCCAAAATTAGGAATATAATGACAGTACATGATTTAACTAAAACTCAAGTAATAGTAAAAGATAGAATAGATGAACCACCTTTATCTCAACAATGCAATTGCTCAGAGAGAATAACAGATTTAGAAACAACAATTAAACAATTAAAGGCTTTGATATTAAATGGCAGGAACAAAAACATATCTAACTCTAATTAATAATGTTCTTAGAGAACTAAATGAAGTAGAACTAACAAGTAGTACATTTAGTGCAAGTAGAGGTATACAAACCGCTACTAAAGATTTTATTAATAAAGCAGTCAATGACTTATATACAGCAGAGGTTCAATGGCCTTGGTTGTATACAAGTACAACACAGGATGTAAATTCTGGACAACAGGAATACACATTTCCTACAGCATTTAGAGTAGCAGATTTTGAATCCTTTTATTTAATCTCAAAAGAATTAGTAACTAATGGAGAGTTCACTTCTAATATAAATAGTTGGACTACTATAGCAGGTGCAGGAAGTGCATCATACAATAGTAATGGAAATGGCAGACTAAGACTAAATGATTATGCCGCCCATCAATCTATATCTACAGTAGTTAATCAATCATATAGAATACAAGTTAGAGTATTAGATTCTAATAGTGTAGGACAGCCTTTAAAAGTGCAAGTGGGTACTGCGGCAGAAGGTACACAAAATTTAAATACTACTTTAACTGTAAGTGATTTTGGTAAAGGGGCAATCTTAGATGCAACATTTACAGCAACATCACAAACAACATTTATAACTTTAAATAACACTTCAACAGCAACTAACTTAGATGTTGATTTTGTTCGGGTATCAGAAAAAGATGTCGTGCCAACAAAATTACAATTCATAAGTTATGCTAATTATCTACAAGGAGTTATTCATAGAGATAAAGTAAACAGTAGTGACCATTATGCTAAACCAAAATCTGTGTATAGAACACAAGACAATTTAGGATTTGGTATAACGCCTTTACCAGATAGAGATTCTTATCAGATAAATTACCAATACTATAAATCACACACAGAATTATCTAGTGCTACTGACACATTAGATTTACCAGATATATATTCAGATGTTGTTGTTAACAGAGCAAAATATTATGCGTATAAATTAAGGTCAGATATACCTTCGGCTAATATAGCTAATGCAGAGTACGAAGATGGTGTAAAGAGAATTAGAGTAGAAGCACTAAACAAACAAGATTACATGAAGGATACAAGAACTAATTTAGAAATGTCATCTAGAGGTTCTACATCTAATCCTGTATTTACATACTAATGCCAGATACTTCACAATTAAATCCTGCTGTTGTTAGTTTAGGTGGAGGACTTACATTAAACAAAGACGTATTTTCTATGTCTCCTGGAGAAGCTCTTGAGCTTAGAAACTTTGAGCCAGATATTGAAGGTGGGTATAAAAGATTATTAGGTACAGAAAAATTTAATTCTAACATAGTACCTCAAGTATCAGCATCCTCAGAACGAGTAGTAATGTCTGCTATATTTAACGATGTTATTTTAGGAGCAAGAGGAGGTTCAATTCATAGAGGAACTACCAGTGGGAGTTGGACTTCTACGATAACAGGTTTAGGTACTCCAACTAGAAACTATGAGTTTAGAAAATTTAACTTTGATGGTACAGACAAAATAATTATTTGTACAGGGACATCTAATCCTCAAATTTTAAATTCATCTTTTAGCACTAGTGTTGTAAATGCTACAGGAACATCTAATTATAAATTTGTTGAAGTATTTAAAAACCATATCTTTTTTGCAGGACATGCATCAAATGTGCAAGAAGTTAGTTTTATGGGGCCGTTTGAAACAAATGATTTTACTAATGGTAATGGTGGCGGAACAATAAAAGTAGATACAGAAATAGTAGGATTAAAAGTATTTCGTGATAATTTATTTATATTTGGACAAGATAAAATTTTTAAATTGTCGGGAACATCAAGAACTGATTTTGCTATAACAGCAGTTACAAGAAGTATAGGCTGTGTAGATGGAAGAAGTATTCAAGAGATTGCAGGTGACGTTATATTCTTAGCACCCGATGGACTTAGAACTATTGCAGGTACAGAAAGAATTGGTGACGTAGAATTAGGAACAGTTTCAAAGCAAGTACAAAAACGTATTGATGATATTACAACTCACAATATTACGTCAGTTGTTATAAGAGGTAAATCACAATACAGATTGTTTTATCCTAAGTCAGAATCTCAAGCAGAAGATAATGCGGAAGGATTGATGGCTGTTATTAAAGCTAATCCAAATACAGATGCTATAGGATTTGAGTATGCGGATATAAAAAAATTAAAAGTTTCAAGTTGTGATTCTGGATTTATAAGTGGAACAGAAACTATAATTCATGGTGGCTATGATGGCTACATATACAAACAAGAAAGTGGTAATAGTTTTACAAGGGCCTCTGCAACAGCAACTATAGATGGATTGTATAGGTCTCCAGATATGACAATGGGAGACCCAGGACTAAGAAAAAGTATGCAAAGAGTTATATGGAATATAGATAATGATGGCGACATATCATCTACATTTAAACTAATATATGATTTTGCGAGTACAGAAGTACCACAACCAACACCTTATTCATTAACAGTAGGAGGAGGTGTAGCTATTTACGGAAATAGTTTATCAACTTATGGAACAGCAGTGTATGATTCATCTGGTGTTTCACTACTTAGAAATGCTGTAGAGGGTGGTGGATTTACAGTAGCTGTTAAACTAGACGATACATCAACAGACAAACCAATATCCTTAAAAGGATTTGAATTAGAATTTTTACCAGGAGGAAGAAGATAAATGGGAGCGACATACACAAGGCAAAGTTCTTCAAGTATTGCTACAGGCTCTACCATTGAGGCATCTCATTTTAATGATGAGTTTGACCAGTTACTAGCGGCATTTGCTTCTAGCACTGGGCATACCCACGATGGTACTGCGGCAGAAGGTGGGCCAATAACTAAGTTACTTGGTAATACATTAACATTTGGTGCAGGAACAGCAGGGACAGACATAACAATTACATTTGATGGCGAAACATCTGATGGTGTATTTAAATGGATGGAAGATGAAGATTACTTTGAGTTTTCTGATGACCTTCTTGTAGCTAGTACAGAAAAATTACAATTTAGAGATACAGCAATATATATTAATTCATCTGCTGATGGA